TTCCATTACTATGGTTTGATGAGGAGACGGGAATTAATAAAGCTTTAAGATATGCAAGAAATCAAAACTCACCGTTTCAAGAAGAACAAGATAACAATGCTATATTAGAGCCTATTGTTTTTGAGAACGGTTTTTTAACAGTTAGAAAAGATAACCAAGTACTACAAAAATTTTTAGCTTACCACCCAGGGAATGGCAGAGTATATGTGGAGGTTGATAAAGCAAAAGAGGCATCACAAATTGTCCAAGAGTTTCATGATGAGGTAGATGCATTAATAGAAGCTAGACAATTAACTACAGAACAAGTTGAAAATGTATCAAGGGTTATATTTCAAAACGATATCACAACTGTTACTACTTCTGAATTAAGAAGAGACATATTGGTGTTTGCTAAAAACCAACCAAAAGAATTTTTATTATTACTTAAAGATCCAGCTTTAAAACTTAACGCAAAAATCCAAATGTTTTTTGATAAAAACTTATTGCAACTAAGAAATGGAGACAAGGAGGTATGGTATAATACTCCATCAAACAAAAAGAAAATGCTTAATGTTCCATATGGAGAGGATCCGATGTACATGGTATCTTCATTTTTTGAGGTGGGGGATGGCATAGAGATGTTAAAGCATCTGTCGGGGCTATCCAAGAATATGTAGACAAGAGACCAGTGAGAAATCGCTGGTTTTTTTATTGTACCTTTATGCTTTATTAACTCATAAATTATTATTATTATGGAAAAATACCTAAGCATCCCTGTAACTAATGAGGGAAATCAACTCGTGACTTTGAGTAATGTTAAATTAATTGAAGTTGGAGATGTAGCTGGACCAGGCAGTAATCCTACCACTACTACAACAATATATTATGGGTCTTCAAAGACTATTGAATTTACCCATGCTGCAGTACCAGCAAACTCAACTATATTTAGAAACTACTTGCAAACACAGATGAGGAGTGCACTTAGCACATCATGGACTAATGTAAGTAAGGAAATTAACCCTGCTTACGCGGTATCTAATATAGATATAGCATAACATTATTATTAACTCATAAATTATTATTATTATGGAAAAATTTTTAAGCATACCAGTAGTAGATGCTGGAGGCACATTAAATCAAAACCAATTGGTTTCTATTATGGGAATAAGAACAATTGGACAAACAACAACTACAGCTGCGACCATTAATTACTTAGATGGAAAAGTTGTGACTTTAACATGGCCAGCGACTTACGCGTCTCCTATATTAAAGGTGGACTTACAAAATGCGATAGTATCAGCATTAAAATCAGGATGGACAACCGTAGCGGTTGACTATCTTCCCAAAGGAGCAACAGTTATTCAAAAAACTGGTGTAGTGTCTAACCCATTGAGCACAATAGCGTTCTCTTAATATGATATCAAAAATGGAAAAATTTATAAATTTAAAACAACTTAAAGTTGTTAAGACAGGAACATCAACAGCAAACGGTTCTGCTGGATTGACGTTAACAGATTCGGCTGCTACATTTACGCAGTCAATATTACCTAATGCTATTGTATGGGATAGAACAACAAACGCTGGAACAGGAGGTGAAATGTATACAGTAGCTTCAGTAGATTCAGATACTCAACTTACTCTTGTAGCAATAGGTGCGACAGCTAGTAGGGGCGGAGGTGTACCCGACGCTACAGGCTATTTTATTTATATGCCCGAAAATACTGTAAAACAATCAGGAACAGCTGATGGAACAGGAGAATATCAACTTGTTGATACTGGCGTTAATTTTGTGACGGCAGGTGTCCAAGTGGGTGATTCGGCTTATGATATTACTGGTGGCGCTACGGCACTTGTGACTGCAGTTACAGGAACTACGTTAACAGTAGACGCTGATATTTTTGTAGGCGGTGATGTATATATGGTATATAGAAAAGTAGCAGATGATTTTAACCAATTAATGAGATCTTCTGACGTTGCTTTTGTTGAAAACACAAGTACTAATAATTTAAATTCTGAGATTAAAATTACTTATCAAGATAAGTCAGCCTCACAGACATTTTTTACTTATGCTTATACATCTTCAACAGGTTCAAACGAAGACATGAGGAATGGTCTTCAGACAGCAGTTGTTGGATCACAACAAACACCTTGGCCAAATGTTACATTTGAATTTCCAGGAGTTTTAAATACTGAAGTGACAGCTGGTAATGTAAACGATGGTCCGTTAGCGGGTCAAAACTTCTTTATACTAAGAGTAATATAAAGAGAAATAATTTAATTTTTTAAAGAGGGGTCAACGAAAATTGACCTCTTTTTTTTTTACTTATCTTTGTGTAAAAGAATAACAATGATAAATTCTGTACGTAATACAGTTTTAGCAGTAATTAATAAAAATAACTACGGGTATATATCTCCTAGCGATTTTAATTTATTTGCTAAACAAGCACAATTAGATTTGTTTGACGAATACTTTGTTAATTACAACCAGCAAATAAACGAGGAAAACGCTAGAGTATCTGGTACAGGATATGCCGACATTAAGAAGGGGTATGAAGAGGTTATAGATTCATTTTCAGTAACTGCTAATCTTGCTCAAAATGCTGCGAATGTTTATACTTTACCTGCGGATTACTATATTATAAATAAAGTTTTGTGTTCAAGCGGAGGTTTGTTTAAAGGAGAAGCGGAGAGAGTGTCTCAAAGTAAAATTACATTATTAAGCAGTTCTTTGTTGACAGCTCCTTCTGTTATATATCCAGCGTATACTTTAGAGAATAACTTAATTACAGTTTTACCGACAAGCTTTAATGGTGCGACAGACATTTCGTCACAATACATTCGGTATCCCTTAGACCCTAAGTGGACCTTTTCTACAATATCAGGAGGAGCCCCTATATTTGACCAAAGCCAAGCTGACTACCAAGACTTTGAGTTACCTATAGATGACGCTAATGACTTGGTATCTAAGATATTACAATACGCTGGTATTTCAATACGAGAAGGCGACGTTTATAAGTTTGGTCAAGTTGAAGAACAAATGCAAAATCAACAACAATAATTATGGCATATATAGATCAAAAAAAATATTACACTAACGACGCTGTAGCGCCAACCGATTTAAATTGGGGCTCATACCAATACGTTAGCTTAACGGATATTGTAAATAATTTTCTGTTAATGTTTGATGGAAATCATTCTTTAGTTAATAACGAAGAAAGATATAAGATATTGTTTCACGCTAAAAGAGGTATTCAAGAATTAAACTATGATGCGTTCAAAGAAATTAAATCCTTACAGCTAACAGTGTATTCAGATTTAAGATTTGTATTACCATCAGATTATGTTAATTGGGTAAGAATATCGCTTTTTAAAAACAACACGATTAGACCACTACTTGAAAACATACAAGTGCAGTCTGCTTTGTCATATGTGCAAACAGCCACGGCATCTTTTACTTACGATGCAGAGGACAATGTAAATAGACAGACCTCAACTTTAGATAGTTCTAGACAAGATGGTTCATTGAATAGCATATACTTAAATCAAGCTAATCTAGATCAAAATAACAATACACCTTATAATGAGGATTTTTATGACACGTTCATAGGAGCTCGCTATGGTCTTAATACAGAGACTGCCAACATGAACCCAACCTTTACTATAGATAAGAAGGCAGGGGTTATTAATTTTGATTCTACCATGGCTAACGAACAATGTATTTTAGAATATATATCCGATGGTATGGAAGGTGGAGATAACTCTCTAATAACGCTTAACAAATTGTTTGAAGAATATATATACGCTTACATTAAGTATTCGGTACTTAATAATAAATTTGGTGTTCAAGAGTATATAATAAATAGAGCTAAAAAAGACAAGACAGCATTACTGCGTAATGCAAAAATACGGTTAAGTAATATTCATCCTGGGCGATTGTTAATGAACATGAGAGGTGAAGACAAGTGGCTAAAATAAAATGGGAAAAACACAAAGAAATTTTGTATTAGGGCGAATGAATAAAAGCCTTGACGAAAGGCTGCTACGCAACGGCGAGTATGTTGATGCCCTAAATGTTAGACTAGGATCGACAGAAGAGTCAGAAGTGGGTTCAGTAGAAAACGCTAAGGGTAATACAAGATTAACTGAATTATATTTTATAGACCCAATAACCTTAACAAACACACCCTTAAGTAGTGACGCTAGAACCATTGGTGTTTTTGAAGATGGTGCTAATGAAACATTATATTGGTTTGTGCATGACCCAAGTTTTTCTTTAGGCGACACGGGTAAGCTTGATATGATTTTATCTTTAAATGTTTTATCAGGACAAATTGTATATCACGTTATTAGTATAGATGATGGTGGTGGGGAAAACACAACATTAAATTTTAACCCACAACACTTAATAACAGGTACTGATAAGGTTAGTGATTTGTTGTTTTTTACTGATTATTTAAATCCACCAAGATTTATAAATGTAAATAATGCATATGGTGAGCCAGTGGCATTTACGCCAGCTCGCTTTAATCCAACAGGAGTGACAGCATTTGTATTTACAGCGGGTACAACACAAATAGGAACTATCACACAAACTGGTTTTCATCGGGGTACGGTTATTGGATGTCCAGTTGCTTTAAATGCAATAGGAGCAGGAGCTGGATCAACAACCACACAGATTAATTTACCAGGCACCGGATGTTATACGTCTTCATTGAGCCTTTTAAATAATCCTGTTGCTACTACTCCCGACACCACTCCGGGTTATGGAATTCAAGGCGTTAATAATGCGAGTCAATTTGCGTTAACAATGTTTATAGTTAGTTCAGGGTCATCAACATCAGCAACGCTAGGGCTAATAATGTCTTCAGGTTCGGGAACACCTGGGTCAGGAATTATAAACGGTAATATTACTGGCAGCGACGGATCCGTAGGAACGTACCAATGTTCCTATTCCACACCATTAATTCAATTTGTAGATGAGGCTGGACAAGGACAGAATCCTGAATCAGTTGGTCCTTTATCTATAACTGGATTAACAATTACCAATAACGTAACTTATACTTTAACACTATAGCATGTCATATATAGATCAATTTAGCGCTGAAAGCATACTGGTTATTAAAAAGCCACCAGTAGCTGCGCCTACCATTGTGACAAGAACCGTAGCTCAAGGAAGCGTTTTCCTTGAAGATCGGTTTGTTTGTTTTGCCTATCGTTATGAGTATCAAAATGGAGAGTTTTCCGCAGTTTCACAATTTAGTACGCCAGCTTTTACTGCAGGTGTGTATCAATTTAGTGAGTCAAGTTTCCTAAATGAGGGAATGTTAAATATAGCTAATGTAGTTGAAATAACATTTGACACAGGAGGGCCTTTAGTTATAGCTGTTCAGCTCTTGTATAAAGACATGAGTGATGGGACAATTAAAGTAATTGAAACGTTAGACAAGGCAGAACAAGGTTTAGGAAATAATAATTTATATACATTTACTTTTGACGACCAAAAAATATTTACAGTTTTACCTGAATATGAAATATTAAGGCTGTATGACAATGTGCCCCTTAAGGCACAGGCTCAAACTTTAATGGGCAATCGGTTGGTATATGGTAATTACTTTGAAGGATATAATTTAAAAGACAGACAAAACAACGCTGTAAACTTTACTTACAACTTAGATTTAAATTTTAGAGAGATAAACCAAACAGGGTTAATAGAAACATTAGGAGATGGATTATATTTATTTGGGCAATCCTCTACAATAACAAATTCAATATTTAATGTTGATTTTAGAGACTTACCCTTAACGATAGGATCAACAATTTCTTGGACAATAAACTTTACGCACTTATCTTTTTATGCTGCTTCAGGGACGGCACCTGATGCTTTAACGCCAGTAACAGAGATTGGTTTCTCTTATACCCTTCTTAGAGACTATACCAACGTTTATGATTTAGCAACTGACCCTCATTTTGTGTCAAGCATTGGAGACGCTACAAATGTTCAATCAATATCAAACTCTTGTAATGGTTTTACTTTTAGTGATGCTTTTAATTGTTCGATACCAGCTCAACTAGGAAACTTTGTAAAAACAGAAAGTGGCGTAACAACAGCACCGCAAGGTTTTACTATCATTACCAATACTAATTCATCTGTAATCGGATTGCAAATACTTGCAATGAAATGGGTGGATGGAACGGATATTACCTATGAGTATTTTCAAGTTCTTAGTGCAGAATCTTTTTTAAGAACAACTAACAATAACTTTAGCCTTCATAGTAATAGAGACTATGAGATAGGTATTATTTATATGGATGATTTTAATAGATCATCTACGGCATTGGTTAGCCCTTTTAACACGACTCATGTGCCGTGCCAAAGATCTGCGTTTACAAACACAATTACGGTTAACATACCTGGCGGTCAGACAGGGGGACCTCCTGCACAAGTGGCTCCATTTTGGGCGAGTCGTTATAAGTTTTGTATTAAATCAAGCAAGTCTACATATGAAACAATTTATGTATCTAATTTTGTAAAAGAAGACAATACAGCACCTGTTTATTTTTTGCTTGAAGGTGAAAATGCTAATAAAGTAGAAGAGGGAGACAGGCTAATTGTAAAGAAAGACACCTCAGGAGCTCTACCGCAATGCACGACCTCTATAGTTTTAGAGAAAACAACACAACTAAAAGGTTTTATTTCTTACACAAATCCGCTTGACCCTACGCAAACGATAGAGGCGGCTCCAGGGACATACATGAAAATGATACCTACAAATTTTGCGGTGTCTACCTTTACAAATCCTATTATTAGTTATGGAAATATAGGGGCAGCAGATGTTTTTAACAACCAGTATCCCAAAGTTTTTTATCCAGTAACCATACCTAATCCTTCGGGCACAGGCGCTAACGCAAATATGGTTTATGATATACCTGAAAACAGTACGGTAAAATTTAGAATTATATCAGCTAGACCTGGGGGGCCTTCTCAGCGAAATTGTCCTTATAAAACATGGACCTATCAGCAAGATGTTATAGCGAGTGCAACCTATGCTAATTTTAAAGATTTTTTTGATGGCGAGGCTTTAGGCGTATTAACTACGGGTGTAATACAAAGAAACTCGACCTTCGATTTAGGGGATTTTTCTGAACAATTATCTTTCGATGACGGAACTAATATAAATTATAACAACACACTTCTAGAAGTTGCAAGACAACCTAGTCGAGATGACTTGTCTCAAAAGGAAGAAGATTTTTTCTTAAGGTTTATAAAGGATACCACAACGGGTGAGATATTTTTAGGTATTACTGGTGGAAGAGAATGTCCATCAAGAGGTGATGCGAGACTTGATGTTGAGATAGAAGTTATAAGGGCTTCGGCATCAGTAGTTTTTGAAACACAGCCTGGCGATGCATTGCCAGATGTTTGGTTTGAAAATGAAAAGTCTTTTGCTATAGATTCTTTTGGGCAACACTTAGGAAGTGATCAGAATCAAATTATAGATTTTGACAATTCAGGTTTAGTAACTGCTCAAGACGCCATTATAAGCACAGGGTTTTCTAATTGTATAGCGTTTGGTGACGGAATAGAAAGTTATAAAATTAGAGATTCTATTTTAGGTAGAACATTAACTTTTGGTAATCGAACAACAACAACCTCAGCTCAAGTATATAAAGAAGCACATCGATTTGCTGACTTAACATACAGTGGAATATTTAATGATGAGAGTAATGTAAATAAATTAAATGAGTTCAACTTAGGGCTAGCAAATTTTAGTCCACTAGAAGATTCGTTTGGCCCTATCAGAAAGCTATACGCTAGACGTACTGACATTCTTACACTACAAGAAGACAGAATATCTTATGTTCCTGTAGGGAAAGATTTGTTAACAGACGCATCTGGTGGTGGAACGCTTATAAGTGTACCTCAAGTTTTAGGTGTCCAAATAGCAAGAGACGAAGAGTATGGTATAAGTAATAATCCAGAGAGTTTTGCTGTTTGGGGATTTGACAAATATTTTGTTGACTCAAAAAGAGGGGCGGTTATTAGAATGAGAGGTGGATCTGGCGGTGTTGAAGAACTTACGGTAATATCAGAAACAGGTATGCGCAGTTGGTTTAGAGACTTTTTTATAAATTCTTTAGGAACTCAAAAGCTAGGAGGTTATGACCCTTATACTAACGAGTTTGTGTTAGCTGGAAATTTACAAAATACTTTTGACTTTAAAGTATGCTTGGCTTGTAATGTATCTGAGAACTTGCTTATAGAGCCAGGTAAAAGAAACATATATTGTGTAGACGTAGGACAAGATATAGGTCAGGTTACTGTAACCTACATAATCCCTAATGCTTCGGATGATGATATTATTACAGAAGTAGGAACACCAGCAGGCAGTTTACAAATAATGGAAACAGAATCTGGACTATCACCTATTGTAACTCAAGACACCAATACTGGTGTTGGATATACGTTTAATGCTTATTATAATGGAGTAAAATATACAAGCGGACTCGTTTTTATAAGTGGAACTATTATAATTCCTAAGAACAGTGTAAGCCAAACTGAGGTAACAATAGAAGCCTCAACATCAGCGCCTATTGCAGATTCTGCCGAGGTTACTGTTAGTTGCCCAGCTCAAAATCTAGTGACTGTTTATAATATAGCTATAACAAATAATGTTGACCTGCTTAAAACCATTCATAATGAATATCGATGGACGGATAATGTATATAGTTCACCTATACAAACAAACTTAGTGACCTTTAATGGAGGCGCTAACCCTGTAATTTCACAGTATGAAACTCTTCAAGGGTCTCTTGGTTCTAGTTCCGTGCCTGATGAAGGTTCTATAGTTAGTATTATAAGCAACAAGTTTCCTACTGACACTTTTAACTTTGATGTTGTGGGTAATAAGTTGCGTTATCTTAGAAGTGCAACTGTATATGCCAATACAGTTACTGACATAAATGCTTTAATTACAGCATCAGCGGAGGCTACACCTATAGTAACAACCGGAGCAGCTAACTTTGCCACCTTTACAATGCCAACGATGACGGCGGCAGATAATAATTTATATTTAATATGGGATTATAGAACTACTACATCAATAACCTTATGTCAAAATCTTACAGACACCGGTGTATTAGCACAGTATAACGCATGTTGTACTTGTGCGCCGCCTGCGCCTACAACTCCTTGTACTCAACCTATTGCATATGGCGGCGCAGTAAATTATCCAGATAGAAAAAACGTCGAACTTGGTAGTGGTACAGGAACTGTTACTATACAGTTTGATGCTTTAAGTGTTCCAGATAGAATGATTGTAAAATTTGATGGGGTTGTTGTTATTGATAGTCAATATCAAGGAAGTTTTGCTAATATTAGTGAATTGCATGCTAAATTATCTGGAATAAATCCTGAAACATTGAACCCTTATATAGAACCAATTTCAGGAAATGCTTATGAGCCTAACGGAACCGCGGTGTTACCTACAACTGCAAATAACGGTTATGTAGTCGATACTAATATTAAGACTTTTACTTTTAATAAAAACACCACGACCTCGTTTTGTCAAATTGAAGTTTATGGTCCTTTACCAGGGACAAGATATCAAATCACGCCCTCATGTCCAACATAAAATAATTATACATGGCAGAATTAGCTTTTTTTATAGACGCATCGACCTTAACTAATGCAACCGCTATATATACTGATAGTGGATTAAATGTTTTGGCGCCAGATGGATATTACTCCGACGGATCGGTGTCAAGACAATTGTTAAATGGCAAACTAGGAGCTTCGGTTGCGTGTGCAGCATGCACGGGGCCTCCAGGCGGATCTACTATTTATAACGTTATACAAAATATAAATAACACTATAATTGGGGATCCATTAGATTATACTTTATCTGGCACAGGTGTCGATGTGAATAATCCGGGGGGGTCTGTAACTCAGTCGGGAACAATAAATACGCCTTATAGTTTTGAAATTTTAGCAACTCCTATTTCTGGCAAACAATTTAGTTCTTCAAGTCCATTTGGGGCAACTAATCCATTTGGCAATATAGGTAACGTAGACAAAACAGTTACCAACACTTTGACCGGGACATTGATAAATATAGGCACAGAGAAATCAACTACATTCTATAGGTTAGACGGATGTGCAGGGTCAGACGGAGAAGCTTCAACCGGAGGATGGATACAGCGTACTGTAGCAAATAAGCCAATATCGGGACAAAGATTTTTGGCAAGTAATGTGGAGCCTGAGCAATATTTTGTTTTTAACGAAGCTACTACCCCTCAAAATAATATACCTACTACAGACCTGTTAGAGGCTCCAGGAGGAAGAGGCTTGATATTAGAAAAACTAGACGGAGAAACAGGATGCCCAACTTCTAACGTAGTTAATACCATGTCAGTTGTACTAACGAAATGTAGCGATGGTACGAGTGATTACTTCTTTAACATTCCATTAGGTATAATATATTTAAATAATACGCGTGTTACAAATAATAATGGTGCTACGCTATACACGATGGGGACAATATTATTTTATCCTTTTCAATTTATTGGAAAAACTGAATTAACAAATGTTAAATATATTAACGCACAAGGCATAGTAGAAGGACAACCGAATTTTACGTCGCCAGTTATTGGGTGCCCTGGTACAACATATTATAGCATAAAAGAATGCAACAATTTTTATGCATTTGAACGCGTAACCACACAAACGATAGATGATCCTATTTTTAGATCTGGAACTGCAACACAAAATCAAAATGGTAGTGGTAGTGTTTACAGGGGTGATGATGGCAGATGTTATGAGTTAACTTTTTTAAACACAAATCCTTCTAATCAGATAAGTAGCACAAGACCAGCGGTTACCTTAACAGATTTTGTTGGGAATGATTGTGCGGCTTGTGGACAACAAGTATAATATTTATTATATTTGATTATAAAATCAAATCTAATGTATTCTATATTTGTCCAGATAGCTAGCTATCGAGATCCTGAATTAGTACCTACCCTGCATAGTTTAATAGATAATGCCAAGAGTCCAGAGCTTCTAACTATATGTGTTGCTCATCAACATAGCCAAGACGACCCATGGGATACTCTAGATGATTTTAAAAATGATTCAAGATTTATAGTCGTGGATATACCACATGCTGAATCTAGGGGCACGTGTTGGGCGCGTAACCAAATTCAACAGCATTATACAAATCAGTATTTCACTCTTCAAATAGACTCGCATCATAGGTTTGCTAAAAACTGGGACGAGACTTGTGTAAATATGTTTAATGATTTACAAGCCAAGGGACACCCCAGACCTCTTATAACGGCTTACCTGCCCTCTTATGTTCCAGAGAATGACCCAGAAGAAAGAACTGACACCGCTTGGGGTATGGCCTTTGATAGGTTCACGCCAAATGGGATGGTCTTTTTTAAGCCATATTATTTAGAAAAAGAAATAACAGAACCGATACCGGCTAGATTTTATTCAGGTCATTTTACTTTTACTATAGGTGATTTTTGTAGAGAGGTACCACATGATCCGAACCTTTATTTTCATGGAGAAGAGATAAGCATATCGGCAAGAGCTTACAGCTGGGGATACGACATGTTTCATCCTAACAAGATAATAGCTTGGCATGAGTATACAAGAGAAGGTAGATCAAAGCATTGGGACGATAATCCTAATTGGTCTAAGCAAGATGAATCTTCACAGTCAAGGGTAAAGAGTTTGTTAAAAATAGACAATCAACAATGTACTCCCTGCGCTCAAAGAGCTTTGAAAGGTTTTGATATGGGGCCTACCAGAACACTGTCAAGTTATGAAGAGTATGCAGGAATTAAATTTAAAGAAAGAAGCGTACAGCAAGCGACATTAGATAATGAATTGCCAGGATATAGAAACGATGAATACCATACGGTATTTAGATATAAAATATCTGTTGATCTGAAAGAAGATGATTATAGTTTTGTAGCTGTAATATATGAAGACCAGCAAGGGGGTCAGATTAACAGGGTAGATTTGTTAGATAAAGAAATAGAAAATTTAGTAAAGCAAAAAGAGATACACAGCGAGTTTATAGGACAGACACCTTACAAATATATTGTATGGCCTTACACCAACGAAAAGGGATGGGGAGAAAGAATAGAAGGGTTGGTTTCATAACTTTTATTCATACTAAATAAAATTGTAAATTTGTAATTATAATTTAGATATGAGTTACTTAAGTTGCACAGCAGTTGTTAGAACAGGATCTACTACACAGAAGATAACACAGTATCAGGGTGCAGATGGTATTGTATATAACGTAGCAAACAGAGAGGTAATAACAGTACCCAACAATTTAACCTTATCGGCAGGCTTGGCGCCTTACATTCAAAGCACTTGGATAAGCGGATCAGGTTCGGTTACAACTACTGGTGTAATATTAGATTCTTTAGGCAATGAAGTGGTAAGGTTTTATCCAGCTGCCATTATAACTCCTGCCGCAAGCTTTTCTTCCCAGCAGTTTTATTTCCCGCCAAACCCAACATCACCTTTTGTTTCGGGAGAGTACACCCTATTAACTTTTGATCTTTTAATTAATGACCCTGCAGGTCGCACTAAAGGCTCTGGACGTATTTGCATAGGAGGAACGCCGATAACGCCTACGCCTACGCCTACGTTTGTACCAACTCTTACTCCTACGGCAACACCAGTGCCTCCTACACCTACACCTACCGCAACACCTATACCATAATTATCGTATATTTGTTTTAATAAACTTTTTTATTTTGGCACAGATACCTTCATCACCGAATCCCATTGCTACACCACAAACACCTACGGGTGAATTGTATACACTAACATACAGCAACAGCGTAAAAGGGTGGCCTTCTTTTTATTCATATAATCCTGACTACATGGTTGGTATGAATAACTACTTTTACTCTTTCTCAGGAGGTAACCTTTACAGACACAACACTAACAATAGTAGAAATAACTTTTACGGACAACAATTTAATTGTAACATAACAACCGTTATTAATGAGGCACCGTTAGACAACAAACTTTTTAAAACTTTAAGCTTAGAGTCTGACTCACCTTGGAGCGCTAGCTTGAATACGGACATGGGCAACCAAGCTTTTATAAACAGCACGTGGTTTGAATTAAAAGAAGGAGCTTATTATGCGGCAATAAAAAACACCTCTCAATCTCCAGCTACACTTAGAGACTTTGACTTTAGATCTGTAAATGGTATCGGGAATACTACAGGCTTTACAATGACTAACCCTCGTGTCTTTTCGTTTACCGTACCTATAGACTCAATCATAAGTATTGGAGACTTCTTATATTACTTGAACGAGTTTAATAACTCCCCTTCATTAGCAGGTGTAATAACATCTAAAAACGCGACATCAATCACAGTAGACAGCACCATCCCAGGCGCTACTAATCCAACAACAAATACCCCTTTAATGATGGCTATTAAAAATTCAATAGCAGAGTCACACGGTATCCTAGGTCACTACGCATTGATGACTTTAGAAAACATTGGTCCTGCTAGAGCAGAGCTCTTTGCTGTAGAGTCACAGTTAATGAAAAGCTATCCGTAAAAATTAGTATCTTTGTTAGAGTATGGAGTTTAATATTCGCAAACTAAATTCTACTGACTACGACAATATATTAGTTGAGTGGTGGAAAGACTGGGGTTGGGATGCCCCAGCAAAAGATTTTTTACCAGATGATGGTGAAGGTGGTTTGATGGTATTAGATGAAGACGTCCCTGTTTGCGCAGGGTTTATATATATAACTAATTCAAAAGTAGCTTGGGTGGACTGGATCATATCAAATAAAAATTATACCAAGAAAAAACACGAAGCTGTTCATCTTTTAGTTGAGTCTCTTACCAATACTTGTAAGAACAACGGAAATAAATACACATATGCTCTTATCAAACACGACGGCCTTATAAAAACATATGAGGATCTAGGATATACAAGGGGAGATACATACACACAAGAAATGATTAAAGCATTTTAATATGGCAATAATATCAGGCACAGCTATAGCAGGCGCAGCGATAACGGCAAGTACAATAGCGTCAGGAGCAGCTTTTGCTGCATCGGCAGCAGGTACGGCTGTTAATTTAGCGCAAGCTTCTAAACAAAAAAAAGCTCAACAAGAAGCAGAAGAAGCTGCATCAGTGGCATTAGAATCAGCGCGAAAAAAACTTGAAGTAAATTATTTAAAAGGTTTGTCTATACAGAAAGAACCTTATGAGCTAGCTAGAGAAGCAGGGCTCTCAGGTTTATCACAAATAGTTCAAGCAGGGCAAGAGGGTGAGCAAAGGGGCGCAGCGGCTACCGCAGGGAAAGCAAACCTTTTTAATCAACAACAACAAGCACAATCAAGAACTGCAATGGGTCAAGAGCTACAAGGATTGCAGCGTGCCGCAGCAGCAGAAGACGCTAGGCTACAAGGCCTTAGGGTTGATTTGGATGTTGCTGAGGTAGAGGGTCAACAAGCGTCTGCACAGCAAGCAGCGCTTAATAGATCGGCTGCTATGGGTAACGTGTTTAAAGGGATAGGACAAATGGGATCTATAGCTGGTCAGCAAATACCAGAATATTTAAATATAAATAAAGCAACGGGAACTGGTGTTACACAAGGTCCTTTTACAGCTCAAAATTTAAATGACGAAAAATTAAATAATGCATTAGCAAATACATTTAGATTAAATGATCCTATTTTTTCTCAAGCATCAGTAAATATACCATCATTTAATACCACCCCTTTGGATCAGCAATATGATTCTGTAACTGGTCGATTAATTAATTAAGCTATGGCAACTAAAATAGGATTTAAGTTACAGGATAAGCCAATAATTCCAGATGCTTCTGCATTATTTGATTTGTCTGATACGCTTCTAGCTCAAGAAGATAAGAGAGAAGAACAAAGACAAACATGGAGAGATGAGCAAGACGCCTTACGTAAATCACAAAGCGAACTTTCTCCTACTGCAAATCAAAATGCTAATCAGTTTTTTGGTAAGTTCAGCCAAGGCATAATGGATGTTTCAACTACCCTACAAAAACAACTAGAAACAGGAAAAATAAAGTCAAGTGATTACTCGGCGCAATGGAGGAACTTAAACCAAACCAACGAGCAGATGATTGCTGCGCAAACCTCATACCAAGAGAGAGCGCAACAAATAGCAGACGATGTAGCAAGCGGCAAGTCTAGTGCTGTTAACACGCATGACCTAAATCATTTTAACAAAGTGTTTCAGCCAGGGGCTATGGAGGTTGAGCCAGATGGAAGGGGCGGTTTAAAGCTTTTTAATAAAGAAACTGGGGATGTGGTTAGTCCCTCATATTTAAGTAATCTTACTAATGGAAACTTACCTAAGTATGACTACAGTACTATTGCTGCCACATTAGCGAAACAATTTGGAGTAAGAGGAATTACAGATGCTGCAGGGAACACTATTAAAGGTGTATATGCAAACATGGATCCTGAAAAATTAGATGAGTTAATGCTAAAAGAAGCAAAATCTTTATTGTCTGGAGCTCAAGCGCCAACCGTATCAATACTAGTAGATGGTTTGGGCTATGGGGTAGTGTATAATGAGTCTGAGTTAAAGCCAGGGTCGGTTTATAGAAAGCCTGATGGCACCTACGCTTTTGCAGATGGAGATAAAGAAAAAGCAGAGCTGTTTATGAGAGACGCTCTTAAAAATGCATTGCCTTTAGAGAAAAAAGATCGTCCAAGTTTAACAGAAAAAGAAAAATCTGATTTAAAATTATCTAACGAAAGAATACAAATACAATGGGCAACTCTTAATCAACGCAAAAAAGAATTTTTAAAAGGAGATTTAGATAAACAAGAAACACTTGATACCCAAATTGAAGTCATTGCATCCTTATACGGAGGTACCCAAGCTGATATAGATGCGGCAGTAGATTATTATCGAGATATTGGTGGTAATACAAATATCCAGAGAGTGGCTAGAAACAACAGTGGTATAGAGGTTACCTTTATTGATGAAAACGGAGATACACAGACTAGACCTATTTCCTTCTTTGTGGCTGACAAAACTTCTGATACCATGGTTCCTAATCCAAATTTTGACTCTAGCAAGCCAGAGTCAGATACAAACAAAAAACTTGTAAAAGGACGACAAAAATCTGAAGCACAGTTTATAAATTCTGCCTCTCAGCTTTTAATTGGGCAAGGAGTAAATGACCGTACCAACGTCAAAAATGAAGATGATACATTAAAATTTAATAGAAATCTAACTAGCACTGATGATATTGTCTCTGAAGTCACCCTCAATAAAGAAGAAGACAAAGAAGCTGATGCTTTTATAGTTGAGATTGATAAATATTTAAATGAAATGTTTTCTACTGATAACTTACAATCTACAGGGTCAACACCTTCGGATAAAGGCATTGATTTAGAAGATGAAGATACAGAAGTTGCAGAACAAATTAATACTATATTTAATGATTTAGATATTGACGCAGAAGCGATTAGCACCTTAAACCCTAGTAATGATGGTCTGATAATTAGAATCCCTGGATATAATGCTGATCCATTGTTGTTAGATGCAGATTTTAATTTTAGAAGCAATGCACGAGAAGAAACAGAAAAATTAAGAAAATACATAAGGACCTTTTTGATATCAAAAAAAGGTAAAGTTCAAACAAAAAACATGGGCTAATGAACGACGAAATATTAAAAAATATTTGGGATCAGTTAAGCTCAGATGGAATGACAAAAAGTTCTTTTGAGGAATGGAAGGTAAACGCTCAAAGCCCAGAGGTACAACAAAATATTCACTCTTACTTAATTGAAAAAAAATACACTGATAGTGATTTATCTACGTGGCTAAACAACACTGGGTTAAAAAAAAAAGACGGAGCCGATATGGATTCAAATTCGGCGGATGGTTCTTTGGTTTCACAAAGACCTGAACCCACTGAGCAAGACTACTTTGAAGGAACCTTTGGGGATATATTAAGAGGCTATGACTCTTTAATACCATTTGGTATAGGTGATTTTGTAGACGACATGGCCCGGAGTGTAGCATCGGGATATTATCAAGGTGTTGCTTCTGAAGATGCCTCTGACTTACTTTTAAGAGGTTCATTATCAACTGAGGAGGATATTGCTAGTTTCATTGAGTCGAATAAAAACAGAGAAACTTACGGCGCATCAAAAGAAATGCAAGAGTATATGAAGATATACGAAGAGAATGACAAATCTTTTATGGGTGTGGTTCTTGGTCTTCTTGAATCAGGGTTGACTGTAGTGCCCGAATTAATTTTAAGCTCTTTAACTTCAATGGCTACCAATACAGACTCTCTTGTTGCAGGAGTATCTGCATTAGGAACAGGAGCTGGAATAGGTGCGGCTACAGGTGCAGGTGCAGGTACCGTTGCTTTACCAGTAATAGGGACTGTTGGAGGTGCGGCAGCGGGAGCAATCACAGGTGCAGCTGCTGCTGTGCCATATGCTTTTGCGGCAGCAGGTACGACCTTGGAAATGGGCGCAACCTTTTCAGAACTGTTAACCGAAGAAGCAGATGGCGAAAAATTAAATGCTGAAAAAATTAGAGAAATATTAAATGATCCTGAGAAGTTTACTAATATCAGAAATAAAGCGGTTGCTAGAGGACTTGCCATAGGAGCAGTCGATGCTTTTACAGGAAGACTTGGAGGTAAGGTGGCAGGAAAAATACTTAGTAAAACTAGGACGATAAAGGGGGCTACCAAAGCGGTTGCAGCAGCAGCAGGAATTGAAGGATTAGGTGGATCTGTCGGTGAGATTGCTGGATCTGTGGCAGCTGATCAAGAATTAGATATATCAGATGTAATCTTAGAGGGTCTAGCAGAAATACCTGGGGGATTTAGAGATGTTATATCCACGCGGTTTAGTTCTCCGTCATATAAAATTAATGGCAAGAAAGCTACAGCGGATCAGATAGATGAACTTATTGAAACGATGAGCTTAGAGCAACTACAAAAAACTAAAATAAAAATAGAAAACGATTACAGCGGAAGGTCATCAAAATTACAGAATAGAATTGTTAAACTTTCAGCGGAAAAACAAATACAAGAAGCGAACCCTGGTCTAAACAAAGAGACTGTTAATACTTTGACAAAACTTCAGGTAGAATTAGATGGGTTAAATAATAATAAAACTGAACCAGCTAAAATAAGAAAAGCCCAAATAAAAAAACAAATGTCTGAGATTGAAAATGCTAAAGTTTCAGATCAAAAAACTCCTGAAAGTGATGCTGTTCGTGATTATAACGCAGAGCGTTTCGATCTTCTTAGTGATGAAGATAAGGTGTTGGCAAATAAAATTGAAGACGAAACCAAGCGCAATAAATTTGTCAATAATAAAACTAGCAAAACAAACGAAGGTATTCGAATAAATGAAACAGAAGCTGCAGAAAAAGCTTTAGCTGATCCAAACTCAGATGAAGCAACTCTTATTGCAGCTACTAGAAAGATGGAAGAGCCCACTGCTCCGTTTAATGCTGGTGCTATATCTGATGTACAAAAAGATTTAAACGTTAATCAAGAAGATAATACTGAAGTTTCAGAGACCGAGGAGGTAACATATACTTTACCAGAAGACCCTAAAGAAGCTAGAAAAGATTTTGAGGTAATCGATAATAGAGAGGGAAAAGCAGGGTATGAAATAGAAGAAGACGGGGAGGGAAAATGGGTGGTTAGAAATAAAAAAACTGGTAAAATAGTTTATTCTAAAACCAAGAAAAACGCAGACGTTCTAGCTACAAGAGATGGCGCAAACCTAAACTGGGATTACGGTGAAGGAGATGTGTTAGAGGTTGTTTCGCAAGAAACCACTGCTGATGCCACGCCAAGTATTGAAGAAAATATAGAGGAAGAAATTAAAACTGAAGAAGTCAATAGCGTGCGTACTAAGATTAGAAAGCTAATAGATAAAGCTACTGCCCCAGATGAAGTTGTCCAAGCAGCAAAAAGATTTTTAAAACTTAAAACTAATTTAATCATTGATCGTAAACTTTTTGTTGATAATGCTAATCTTATAATTAAAGGATTGACTCCTAGTAAAACGGGTCCACAAGGAGAAATTTATGAAACTGAAGCTTTAAATATTGATAAAGCAGATAAGTATACTACGAAAGAAAAAACTTTTCAAGAAGGCGAGCAAAAGAAAATAGATGAAAAAGCTTTTGCAGATTTGACTGGATTAAGTCCAGAGGAGTTTACTCTTGACCAAATGAGAAGAATACTTTATGAATCAAAAGAAAATAATTTATCTCCTGAAGAAAAACTAAAATTAAAACAAACCAAAAAAACAATTATTGCTCAAGGTTTAAAGAATGCTTTTAACAAATATGCATCTGTGGTAGATGCTATGGTCAACAAAGGAGTTGACCCCTTTTCTAAAAACAAAGAAAAAATAACTCTATCTGAAAAAGACAAGAAAATATTAAAAGAGTTTTTGGATATCGACATCTCACTTTTATCTGAGGATACAGCCATCAGAGCTTTAGACTCAATGGTTAATTTTGCAACTAACCAAAGTGTAGGTGGAATGCTAGAGGTGGCAAGTATAGCGAAGGGAAAAAAAGAGGCTAAAAAAATGGAAGGAAAAATAGAAGCAAAACCTCTTAAATACTTATTTGGCGGTAAGAGAATGGGTAATATTTGGAATAAATACATCGCAACTATTCCACTTACTATTGAAAATATGTTTAAGTCACAAGAAACTGCAAGAAATTTTGAAAGAGACAGTGGTTTTTTAGGAATAAGAAATGGTGTGGCTAAAGGAGAAAAGGTTAGTAGAGATATATTTCAAGCTTATTATGATAAATTTATACAACCTAGTAATCTTATAAAATCAATAAGAAGAGGCGCAACAAAAACAATGCCTAATGGAAAAAGATTTACTGATAAAGAAAACGACACGGAGAGAGGGTTGTTTGCTTTTATGAGAAGAACTGTAGATGGAACAGAAATTGAACAAATAGAAGAATTTAAAAGAAGAAAAGGTTTAGTCGAGCAAAGCATTGTTGAGTTAAGAAACGACAATCAATCTGAGAAAGCAGATTTATATCAAAAGTTATATGATAAAATTTTAAAAGACTCTAATACAATTGAGGAAGTTGACAGTAAAACTGATGCTATAAATAAAGAAGCCGTCGAATGGATGACAAATGAGTGGACAAAGGCACGGCCAGAACTAGAGAATGTTTCTTTATCTATATACAATAGAACATTAGGTAAAGACATAAGCTATACACCCGACTCTTTTATTACGCTAGAAAATGTTACCACCGAGCCTGCTTTAGGTGAACCTTTATTCCAGCCAGAAAATGAATATATATATGATGAAGAGTCTGGAGTGTTAAAACCAAAGGATCCTTCTTATAAACTTCCAATGAATCCAGAGGGTACAACTAATAGATATGTAAACCTTGGTTTCGATAGTAATAATTCAAATAATTTAAGAGCAGCTTATGCTGATGTTTTCACCGCGTCTAGCATAAGACAATTACAGGGCTTTATATCTTCACCATCTTTTGAAAAAATTATACCTAACAAAAGTGATAGGGATTTATTAACAGAAAGATTTAAATTTTATGTTGACGCAAAAAGAGGAATACAAAAAGGTCAAGAAAAGTGGTTAAAAAACTTAAATAAATTTGCAGGATTGGGTGTCTCAAGAGTACTTGGGGGGCCAACTCAGTATGTAAAGCAATTAGTTCCTTTTGTTAACACAGCAGTAAACCTTATGGGAAATCCTTCGGCAGTTTATGAAGGTATAAAATTAATAACTACAAATAAAGATGCCGTAAATTGGTTGGATAACAGTGGGGTTGAGATTGCAAATCGTGGTGTGCAATCTGTAACAAATTTAGAGGGAACAGACTCAAAGTTAGAGAGTGATTCAGAAGGAAAGTTAGGTTTAGTGGGAGACGTTATAAACAATGCACAAAATGCATGGCTTAAAGGGTTTCTTGTAAATCCTGATAGGTTTGCGGCTCGATCTTCATTTATGTCTTACTATTTAGATAGTCTAAAAAAACAAGGAATTGATAGCGCTAACATCGATTGGTCAACTCATGAGTCTAATCAAGAAGCTTTAAGTTATGCTACTCAACAAACAGCAAGGCAACAAAACACTTCTGATGTGGACTTACAAGGTAAGCTCTTCTCTGGTAAAGACCCAGTATCACAGGTCGCAAGAAAAGTATTTTTCCCTTTTGCAAACTTTTTATTAAATCAAAAAACAAGAATGTATGCAGATGTTGGGGCTGTTTTTTCAAAGTCTAATACTTCTCAAGATAAAATACAAGCGGGAAAATCATTAACAGGTTTAGTAGCAGAGACAGCTGCATTTAATGCACTAGGCTTATTTATTACTCAATCCTTGGCAGGAATAGCGCGTGAACTACGAGGGACAGAAGAAGATGATGAACAATTAAACAAACAATTTGAAAGCAGAATAAAAGGTAGAGCAGGGCAAACTTTAAATGATATTATTAGTCCCATTCCTTTTTTAAATCCAACCACTACAGAGGGGGTTAATTCTTTAATAAGAACCTTTGATGCCGAAGACCCTTTTCAGTTTTTTGTTAATAACCCTGAAGGATTAATAGATAGATTAGGAGTTTTAGGAATAGGTGTACAAAAAGCAAGAGCAGTACTAGATATTGTTACATTAGGTACAACAGGTAAATACACTGATAGGTTTGGAAATAAAAAAGAAATTGACCCCAAATATAAAGATGATATATTAGCTCAAGCACCTATTTATACTTTTTATTTGCTTGGACTCTTGCCTTTAGAGGCTGGTTCTATTATTGATTACAACATGAGGGCCTATAAAAAAACAAAAGTTAAAAAACAAAACACACCAACTCCAACTGTTAAAGAAAATAAGAAGAAAAAAAGTAAAAAAAGCAAATTAAAACCTAGGTTTAGTAAAAAAGATCCTTCTCGTTTTAGTGGAAAAAAACCAACTCGTTTTAATAATTAATTATGCCTTTTAGAAGTCAAGCGCAACGAGCGTACATGTATAAAAACTTGCCTGATATAGCAGAAAAGTGGGAGAAAGAAACAAACTCTGGTACTTTACCCAAGCGAATAAATCCTAAAAAGAAAGGACCTTCAATAATTTCGCAAAGAAGAAGAAGACGTAAAGTGTTAAAATATAACAATAGATAGCAAGTACATCACTATAAGAGTGATGCAGACAGCGGCTATAAATTCGTAATCTGGTCTATACTTCATCGGTTACTGACTCGCCAACACTACGAAGCTTTTTAGTTAATGAAGTAACTTCTCCCTTAAGAGGTGTATATTCCTTATCCATAAGATGTTCGTAGATTGAGTTCAGTGAAGAGTGAAGATCAGCCATTACAAAATTAATATTCTGTATTCGCTTGTGCTCAACTGGTGGTAATCCATTCATGCCCTCTAAGATATAAATTATTTTGGATAAAAAAAATACCTTACCCCTTAATACTCAGTAACATATTCTTATTATAGTAGTCCAAGAATTGGTCGGAGGTAATCTCATGTAAGTTTTCAAAGATCATGTCATCGTAATGAGAGAGTTGAACCATAAAGTAATAAGGCTTTTCTCCCTTTATTACCCCCGCAAGCTCCATACAATCATTAGGTGAGTTGATGTAGTTTCTGTCAACATACTTTTCAATTTGCATTACAAGAGGAATTGAAGTATATAAATCTTGGCGCATTAACGCAAGAACAAAGTCACTGTCGAAAGTATAAAGAAAACCTTCCGTGCTGCTACAACTATTGACCTCTGTGAACTTCCGCGTCGAATCCATGCTCTTTTAATTCTTTTATTCTGTACTCTTGGAGTTTTGATACTCTTCCTTTTTTAGTTTTAACTTCCACAAATAATATTTTATTATCTGGGTGTAAGGCCAACAGGTCCGGTATACCGTTCTTGTTAGTCTTAATAAGTTTGAGAACATAGTAACCATCTGCTTCTAGCTCTTTAATTTTTTTAGATTGTACTTGTTGCTCGGTCATATGCCATGCATTTTATTGCATATTTATGTGCTTCTTTATCTGAGTATTCTTTAATGCCCTCTGGAATATCAAAAAACATATCAAAGTAGTACTCGTAACTTCCTTTTTTAAAAGGCCACTTGCTAAAATCTATCATAAATTTAGTAAATCTTTTTTGAAGTGATTGAGGGTGTAATCCTTCTTGTTAATAACTGCCTTATAGATCTGGTCCTCTATACCTCCCTCAGAGAAGACCCAGTAGACCTCATTCTTTTTACGTTCCTTTGTCGTCATCCTATCGCGAGACTGCCAATAACTAGTGGCACTGAAGTCAATGTTGTAATACACAAGACAGTCAGCTTGTCGCAGACTTATGCCTTCTCTCCCGCTGACAATTTGAAGGGCTATAGATTTTTTAGTGTTAACAAATTCTTTTAGCTGAGTGGTAAGATTGCCCTGGAAAACCTCTTCAAGTGCCTTGAGCTCCTGTTTAAATTTATAAAATATACCTATCTTCTTGCCCTTAAACTTTTCTTTTATGAACTGAGCCTTGGTGAGGTCTAGTATTTTAGAGGCTCCACTCTCAAACTTTACAGTCCCAGAGTATATCTGATGGAGTTTCATCATCAGCTTTACAGGCGTGTCTGCTAGAATGACCTCATCCTTGCCCTCCACTACCAAATTCTTCTTAAGTTTAGCAGCTACATTGTAAGTCAGTGAGCTCATCTTTACGTGCAGTATGTGCTCATTAGTCTTTACCTGAAAACCTGCCTCCTTCTGGCTATAAGCTAAAAAGTAGGGTTGCATAGCATCCATAATATTTGGCAAACCTTTAGAGTAGTCGCGAATATACATTCCGTTTATAGGTCTTTGGGTTACGTTCACATGCTTTTCGCAGAACCTATAGAAGTTTATGTATCTTCTAAAAGGATTACCAGGGATGGCATATACCTGATGGTACATTTGACTGTATGACTCAGGGGTTGGTGTTCCAGAAAGCAAGATCACAAGAGGGTCGTTCTTCTGAATAATAATCTTCACCTGCTTGGCCCTCTTGCTTGGCTTTGGAAATGCTCCTAAAGAATGAGCCTCGTCCAAGACTACTAGGTCAAAGCTTCCTTCTATCTTATGGAGACTCTCGTAGTTGATTACCTCAAGGGTAAAATTTGGCTTCAGCATCTGGTAGTCATCTTCAATAGAGCTGATGGCCTTTTTCTTAGTTATAAACAGAACTCTCTTAGCGCCCATTTCTTTGGCTATACCTAAGCTCGTAAGTGTCTTGCCTGTCCGGACCTCCATGGCTAAGTAGACGAAACCGTGCTCTGCAATTACATCCGTTCCTTTAGCTATTATTTCCTCCTGGTAATCTCTAAACTTCATAATAGTTTTTTTTGTATTACTCCTTCTACCCTTGGTTTTATTCTTATCCAATTACCAATCATATCTCTGTCGGCTTCAGGCTCTAGACCTTGGCTGTATACACAGTAGGCTACCATCCACTTTTTAAACTTAAATTTTGATACAGCAAATTTTCCTTTTTCATAATCATCGTAGGATGTTACAAAGTCATAGTATAAAGGATTCAAGTGTAATTTTTTATTTACTATTAACAATGAATTGGCTGGGCTAGTACCTGTCAAACCACACCATTCGCAAAAGTCTACGTTAGTCTTCATTATAAGAGATTTCATCTCACCATTAACAGAATCACTTTCTAGTAATCCTGAATTTAAAAAGAGCTGTAAGTTGTTTATCATGTAATTGTCGAACTGACACCAATCATCTTCATCCCATTCATCTCCGAATAAAAACCTTCCAAACTCGTGCATTGGAGTAAAGCTTGGAGTATAGTAAGAGGCTAACTCAAGTTCCCATCGCCTGCGCGTAAAAGAAGCGCCGCTGCCTTTGATTGTATAGTTAGTAGTGAGAGCAACTTTTGGTGATTTACTAAAGGGTATCTTAATAGAATCTTTGTTCTTTTTCTCAACGGTTATTCCCTCAGTGATTACACTAAACAATCTTTCAAAGTCAAAGTATTTTTTTACATCATCAAACACGAGCACTTGTGTGTCCGCTGAAACTAATTGATATGGGAAAGACTTATCAAAGCTAAAAGCCTTACCGTCTATCATTACTAATTTTTTCATCTGCCCTATCGCTTGTAGCCATATGCCCTTACCCGTACCACCGTTTGCAGTATCCGAAATATTCTCATCGTTGAGGATAACAGCAGGACAATATGATATGTCTTTATGAGCATGCATCATGTAACCTATGGTAGACTCAAGTGTCAGGATGCGTTCTTGTTCCTTGTTAGAGATGTTACTTATAAAGGTTTTAAAATTATTATCTTGTAATTCACAAGTCCTGTAGACTCTATTTATAATATGTTCCTTCCAAACGTATCCTTTAAGCTCAAGGTAGTCTATAGCTTCAACCTTGTCTTTTGTGATTTTTACTGCACAATTCTCATAGTAAAGGTAAGAGGTGTTTTTAGTGTCCTCAATAAAAAATATATCTATTGTTCCTAGCAAAGACAAGAAGTCTTCTTTAAACAGTCTTGTCTGATCTGCAAAGAAATTATAAATGGCCATGTCCTCCATTCCATGTAAGTGATTAAGAATAAAATCTTTTATATCTTTCTCTGAGCAGTGGTCAATCAAATTATTAGTAACCTTAACAAACACGTAATGCTTCTGACCTTCTGGACAGAATTTAAAATATCCGTTTGATTCTAAAAACTTTTTAAATATTAAAGGGATAGCTTTAACCACCCCCTTGGAACTCATCGTCCAAAACTTAACTGAGTTATCCTCTTCTGCTTTGGCTAGCACGGAGTCAATAACATCAGGCGCCAAGCTTGACTCCTTAAGGTCTTGACGTATGGCTTTTTTTGATTCTCCTCTTCTTAAACGCCCTTGAATCTGGTTTATCTTTTCCTCGTCCTCATAGAACTTAGTATTAAAATTTTTAGTATTTGAGTAGGCGGATTTTATAGTTGTATTTATTTCAGCAGCGCTGAAGCTAGAACTTTGGTATTGATTTATGACTAATGTAGCTGTGGAAGATGATATTCCAAAGTCATTAAATGCGGCAGCCAGAATAAAAGCATTTGCGTTTCTTTCTCCTTCATTCATGGGGTATTTTTTCTGCCACCATTTCACTAATATTTCAACAATCTTGTTCTCATCAGTAATAGGAATGGTCTTAACGCCATTAGAAGAGTTAACTTCTTTATACTCTAAATCTTCGACAGTCTCCCAAATTTTAGAGTTATTATTAATTTCTATGAGAGGATCGTAAGACTCATAACATACTCTGCTTATATTTTTTGATGTCTTATCAAAATACTTAGACTTAAAATGTTTTTCAAGAGCCACAAAATAACCTACATGATTCTCTGGCATTGGAGGAATGCGAACCAATACCTTTAGTCCTTTTCCCGATGGAGAAATGAATACAGAGTTAACGTACTTGTTTTTAGCAAACTTTGCTTTGTCTGATAATAATTCGTTTTGTTTTAAGTAGCCATCAAAATCCAAACAGATGATACCACTGTGCTTGACTAAAGATGCGTCTGATCTTTGATTAAATTGACCGCTAAAGCAAACACTTGGAAGTTTCTTTTTTAGTTCATTTCGTAGCGCTTTATCATTTTCTTTTCTGATTGATAAAACTAATTCTTTAGAAGCTCCTTCCTTAATTCTTTTTAATATAACATCAACCTCTCTGAAGAATGGAGCCTTCGTTGTGTTGATATCTTTAAAGATTGTGACAATATGTGACATTAAAGTGTTGGTTTTATGTTGGTTTTATTATTGCATAGCCTTGCATTTATAGGCATAGTGTTGAAAATGTTGGTTTTTGTATTCATTCTGTATTTAAAATAATTATTTATAAATATAAATATATATATATCTATATAGAGAATTTTTTTTAACATTTAACATAAAAAAAAGGGGGATGTCATTCCCCCTAGTTTTATGTAAGGGTTGTTAAAAGGGTAAGTCGTTGTCCTCTGGCTCATTCTGAGGCGCAGCTGCTGGCTGTCCTTTTGGTGGAGCATACTCTTTATCCAACATAAGTTTTCCAAGCTTGTGCGCGACTTTATTCTCAGCATCCCAAATGTCAATTGTTATACCTCCATCATCCCACATTGCTGCTTTCACTTTAATTTGATGACCATACTGCTCGCTCTTCTCCACTTTGCCTGGAATTGTTTTTACTGCTTTGCCTAAGTTATCTAATTGTAGATTGCCATAGTACTTTTGTTTTACTGCCATTGTTTAAAATTTTAAATTATAAATTACGTTTCTTATGTCTTCTTTCTTGTCCTTTCCATGATAATACTCATAGATTTGGACGGCTGCCTCTACCTTTTTTTTCCCTTCAAGTAAAGTTTCCTCACTAACAGGGCAGACATAAATTTCGTGGTAGATTTCGCCGGTGTCTCCATATATCTTTTTCGTCTTGTCTATTGCTATAAAAGTCATTGGCATTTTAAATAAAGTAGTATATATAAATGCCTGGGTATCATAGTAATATTTATTCTTTCCTACCCATTTAAACTCATCGTCTGACTTAGCCGTTGTCGTTTTAAGGTCAATGACTATTCCTTGAGATATAACGTCCGCCTTTGCCTTAAAATCGTGTCCGAATATTTTCCCGACAATTGGAACCTCATATTGGGCCCCATTATCAGATATAAGTTCAGCTACCTGTTGCTTGGCTCCCTTATAACCCTTTACGTTTAAAAGTTCATCTCTAAGTTCTTCCATAAGTATAGCCTCATGCTCAAGAATAGCTGAAGGAATATTATTATCCTTTAAATACTTGTCATACTTT